CGCTCTAGCTTCTCAATGGCAGCAAGCTCGGCCTCGGCCTTTTTGATTTGCTGGTCAAGGTTGGAACAATCAGCCATTGCAGGTTGCCTCCTCGGCTTGCTTTTTGAGTTGTTCTAAACGGGCCTGAAGCTCTTGCTTTTGAGCAGCAAGCTTCTGCTGGTTGCGAACTTCAGCGCGACGTTCAGCCGTGACAGAAGTCTTCTTGGGCTTGCGTGTTGCACGCAGTTGGTCACGACGCTTGGCAGCTTCCTCCTTGAGGTTGCCAAACATTGACCACCGCAATACGCGCTGCTTGGGGGCAGGCGCGTCAGGTGCATCTGGTGTTGGCACCTGATCAGAAAGGTCTGCGAACTTGCTGTAACCAGGAGCCTCTGCCCTGAGCACGCCCGTGTAAGACCTGGCGTTTTGATCGCCTGGCATAGAGAACTGAGTGCCCAGCAGACCCATGCGCTTCTTCTCTTCCCAAGTCAGGTTGTTCCATCCCTGCTCTTCTAAGTAAGCAGCGTTGGCAGCCTTGCGAGCTTCGTTGTCCATTACCGCCCAGCCGTAACGAGTCCGCATCTCCTCCAACTTCAACTCCACGCTCTTAGGGGTGGGGATGTCGTAGATCGGCAAAGCGTCGTCAGCAAACGCCAGGGCCATCTGCCCTGACTCATCAGCCATCAGCGAATCAATCAGCTCGCCTTGGTTGTATTCAGTCTTTGGGATCTTGACAGGGATTGGAGTGACATCCGGCTGCACCTCACCGTTGTCGATTGCTGTCTGCAAGATCCGTCGCTTGAGATCCTCCCTTGCTTCACCGCTTAGGCCGCGGCCACCAGGGAACTGAGGATCAGTGTTGAGGTTGAGCGTCTGCTGTAACTCAAGGTCCAGCTGGTCAAGGCGTGGGGCGAACTTGCCCTGACGCTGAGCGAACTCAACCATTGCATCGACAATGTCCTCCTTCTTGGCTGACCAGATGCGACGACCAGTGCGAGCTTTCAAGATGGCGGCGATCATCCCTCCGTCACCTGACTGCTCAGGGGCATTCATCCTGCGCAGCAACTCACGGGGCCAACCCATAAGGTCGCTCTTGTATTCCGCAACGCTGGAATAGCCCTGCCCAATCTCTGCCCCAGCTGGGCGGAAGACTCCAAACTGCTCGTCAAACTCCATGTCAACGAGAGCTGTTTTTCCTTCCTGCACCAGCTGATCGATCTGGTCAAACGTGTTGGGTGTCGCCTCTTCTGCCAACGCATCCAGCTGACGCATGGCCGGAGGAGTGGACAGGTCCATTGAGAGTTGATCGCCAACCAGCACAGGTGCAGCAGGGTCAACCTCAAGACGTTGCATCTCACCCCGTGCAGCATCGAGCTGTTGCTGAATCTTGTTGGTCAGACGTTTGGCGCCGGTTGCCGTCAGTCGTTTCTTTGATCCCTCAGGCAAAGCCATGCGTGATTGGATTTCAATCAGCTGCTGCTCAAGGTCAGCGACCTGCTGCTGCGTTGCATTCAGCTGCTGCTGGCGCTGGGCCAACCGCTCGTCACGGCTCACCCTGGGCAGCATGTCTCGCAACTGCTGGTCACTCAGTTCGTCCAGCTCAGCCAAGAAAGTGCTCAGCTCTGGGCGGGGATCAGGGGCATCTGCGTATTGGCGTGGCTCAATTGCCGGGATCTCAAGGCCCGGAATCAACTCCTGCCCACCACCGGACTGCAGCGCTTGGATCTGTGCCTCGATCTGGTCTGACTGCTTCACCACCTCAGGCGAAACCTCAACCCCAGAGTTGGCTTTGATCAGCTCATAACGCTCACGCTGCAATGCCCTGATCTGCTGCGCAACTTCAGGACTGACGCTGTCAGGGAACGTCAATTCGTATTGACCATCAAACGTTCTAGCGGTGAGGCCCATGTCCTCAAGCCGCTTGCGCTGAGCCTCGACCTGCTGCACCTGCAGGTTGGAAGACTGAGCACGTCCAATGGCTGAGTCCTCTGGGATTGTCTGACGCTGCCTCCAACTTTGGTCGCCCATGGTTGGCCAGTTGGCCGGGTCATCGCCGTAGCTCACGGCTCCGGGCAGAGTCCTGGTGCCATCAGGGACAACATCCCGTGCGGGGGCAGGCGGAAGCAATAGCTGCCTCGACGGCGCGTAAGGTTCCAGCGCTGTCTCAGCCACATCGTTCAGCGCCTTGGGCAGGTCAGTGCCCAGCAATCCGTTGCGGAGCGGCTTGATTCCTGCGACTCCAACGACTACTGACAACGGCGCAAGCAGCCCGTCAACCAGGACTTGATCGCGCAGTGCCTCTAAATAGTTCTGGTTCTCTGCGTCAACGCGACCCGCAAGGCGAAGCCCTGTCTCGTCATCGCGGACAGCTCGAACAAAGGGAATGCCTTCTTTGTTGGACGGATCAATGACGACATCGTCCGCTGTGTTGAGCAGGTTCCCCTCTAGCAGGGGGTCCATATACAAAGCCGCCGTGGTCGTGGAAGTAAGACCTTCCGCGGCACCTCGCAAGGCGTTGAACTTCCTTGCCTCGGTTGGATTGCGACGCAGGAGAAAGGCCAACTCCCGAGCCCTTCTCGTCTGCAGCAATGCGTTGCCAGCCCTGGCAAGACCAGGGATGGCCGTCACCCCTCTGGCGAGTCCTGCACCAGTAATGGTGCCCAACACTTCTGCGCCGACCACTCGACCCAAAGGACGGCCAGCCACGTCAGCTGGGGTGTCGCGTTGGAAGGGATCGTTTTGGTTGATGCTGTATCTACCAGGGTTGATCCTTGCCGCCTGCTCGTCGGTAATCGCCCATGCGTCAGACGTGTCCACCTCTTTCCTGAGGATCACGTCACCCGCAGCATTGCCCAGCTTGCTGACAGCGTTGAGCGGCCCAGTGACCAAGCCCTCGTAGAAACCTTCAGACGAAGTTGCGTTGAAGAACTGAGCGAGCGGCCTTGCAGTAACAGACCCGAGCCCAAGCTGATTCAGAGCTGGGCCAACACCAGGGATATATTTCAGCCCTGGAAATAGCGGCACCTGTCCCGCCAGATCTTCAAGCCCTTTGTTCTTTAACGCCCGACGCTGCGTCGCGTCCATCGCGTAATACTCCTTGGCCGTGATTGAATAACCAGGCCCGGAGAGATTTGTGTTCGGGTCGATCTTGTTCCCGAAGTCATCCGTGATTGCGTTGGGCGGCCCCTGACGCTGACGGTCTCGATACGAAATTGGCTGAAGATTGTTCAGCTCGTCGTCACTAATTTGCGGAACTACGAAGGGCATGGCTGATCAGGCAGGTTGTGCGGGGAAGTAGATGGACGTAAGCCAGGCACCTGGACTTCGTGGGTTGTAGTTGGCCGGCCGCGGATTTACGGCATAGGCGTAATTGGAAGAAGCTGGCGTCGTTGAAGAACGTGTGCTGTTGATTCGACGCTGCAGCTCTTTCCTGTTCTCCCCGGTGGGATCTAGCTGTGGGTAGAACCGCAGCTGCTCAAGCAGGTAGCGGTCAGTTGATGTGCCCGCTTTGTTGGCCAGGTCATACAGGTCTTTGGTGACAGGCCTGTTGTTTGCAAGGCGTGCAAGCTCTGCCCTGATCCACGTCGGCTGCATCACCGCACGCTGGCTGTATTGACGCGCAACGTTTCTGGGGATCGTGTTTGCTGCAGCCTGCGGCACCGGCCCATTACTGGGGTTCGTGTTGCTGTTATTGCCGCCTGCGGGCTGGGTCGGGAGCCTGGTAGGGCCGTTGCTTTGGGTCTGGCTTTTGGGTCCGAGAGCCGCGGCCTTGAGGTTTTTGTAATCCTGGGTTTGACGAGCTTTTTGAACTGCAGTACGCATCAGCACAGCCATCTCGCCTTGCGGGATCTGCGTGCGGCCTGGATTTGCGTTCAACCAGGCCTGCCTCTCGTTGTCAATCCATATTTGATACAAAGCCCTCAATTCATTCGCATAAGTTTGATACCGCTTTTGCTCACCTAAAGCTGCACCAGTTGTTTGACCTGCCGCCTGAGCAATCGCGAAGCTAAGTGGATCAAACTTTGCCCCATTTCGCAGCTTGTCGATTTCAGGATCTTTAAGGTCTTCAGTAACATAGCGGCTCAAGTTCCCCTGCAGCGCAGCGCCTGTTGGCATTTTTGCAAGCTGCTCTCTGCGGGCATAAATAAGCTTGGTGTATTCCTCCATCTTCTTGACCTGCTGCTCTTGAGTCGGGAAGGAGGCAGCGACTCTGTTGGCCTGAGCCATCACCTGGGCGAAATTGGCGCCCTGAAGATCAGCAGGCGTCAGGTTCATCAAGCCTTGCTCAAACTCAGCAAGATTCAGCGATGACGGGTTGAAGGTCGCCATTGCCGCGGCCCTCGATTCATTGACCTTTCTCTGAACCCAGCCCGCCGTATTGCCAAATCCCATGTTGTCGGCCTTCACCTGGAATGTGGCCAAGCGGTCCTTAAATTCCTGAGAGTCAACTGGCACAGCACCAGGACCGTCTGGCGCAATCCACAGCTGCTCCAGGCTGTCTTCTTTTGCAGACTGGCCTTCCGTATAAGCTTGATTCCTCGACTGAATTGCCCGCGTTGTCATCTGCTGCAACTCAATAGGGTTGCTGTTGCCAAACATGGGGCGTTTTTCGTACGCCATGCTGGATGGCCCAGTACGAATCTGCTGGATTCCAGTGCTTACCTGGGGATAATTTGCGCGAATAAAGCCAAGTGTTTCCTGGATCCGCTTCCAAGCTTCTACCTTGTCCTTCCCGCCAAGAAGATTGAGACCACCATCGATGACCTGGGTCAACTTCTGGGCGACAGCCTGATCAAACCCATCCTGACCCGGCATGAGTCGCGCACCGCTCGGCATCTCAATGCCGTTTTGTATCCACCCCATCGTTGCTTCCGCAACCGCAGCATTGGTAAGGGTGATTGTGGATTCATGCAGCTCCGCGGTGTAAAGCTCTGACTGCTTCTGGGTGTATTGATCCCAGCTTTTGTTGACCTGCGGTGTGACGTAAAAAGTCGCCTCAGGCTCATTCCCCTGCAGCCCAAAGCGCTGATAAACGTTCTGCGTCAGCTGCTGCTTTCGCTGCAGCAACTCCGGGCTGCCAGGCTTCATGGAGCCCAGCGTGCCGGCATTGTTCGCAAGGTCTGCATTCAGCACAGCAGACACCTGGCCTGCAGCCAGCTGAGCTAACGCACGCCTGCGGCCAACAGCTCTCCACGGGTTTGCTTCGCGGAATAGAGACTCAGCGACAGGATCGGTTTTTGCTAGCTGGGTCTGAACCTGAGCAGCTTCCGCAGCTCCCTGCTCCTGGTTCTTCTGGACTTGCAGCTGTGACTTGACCCTTTGATTCTCAAGCTCTTGGTAATAGCCAGCCTCAATGTTGGACTTGGCGTAATACTTGAAGCCCTTATCAGCCAAGGAGACGAGATCCTTGCTGAATGGACCAAGAGCATTTGCAACCTGCTCGAACTGGTTGAACCCAGTAACGCTGCTGGTGCCTGCCTGCTGCAACGTCGCGATCTTGCTAACAGCGCCAAGCAATGGCTGCTGTGATGCGTTCGGACGCTGGAACTGCTGAGGCCTGATGAATGAGTTGAGCGGCTGAGCCTGGGGCTGGATCTGGTTATTGAATAGACGTTCCATTAGTTACCACCTCCAAGGCCTGAGTAGTCGCCGAACAGTTGACCGAATGTGCTTCCGAAAGGAGAGCCAGTGCCTGGACCCGTCAAAGAACTTGGCGTCTTCAGGGCTTGCATTCCCTGGAAGGTGCTGAAGCCTTGGCTCACACCACCCAGCAGGGCAGAGCCCACATCCATCGCAAACGCTGCATTGCTTGGCGGCGCACCCGTCCTGCTCGGTGGCGGAGGCGTGAGCATCGTGGGCAGCGGCGCAAACGGTGCAATCGGATCAAACACTTGCTGCTCCTGATAAAGGGTCTGACTGTTCCACTGGCTCAGATACTCAGCGACCTGGCCTGCCTGTGCTCGGTCGTATTGCCTCTCTCGGATGTCGGACTCAATCGCCTTTAACGCCAGCTGATCTCCAAGCTGGAAGGCGTAGTTGTTGACGATCCGGTCAACGCTGTTGCCCTCCATGTTCATCGCCTGAACCGAGGCCCTGGCAGACAGCGCACGCCAGGTGTATTGCTGCTGAGCCACAGCAGAAGACATCTCTGCCTCTCGCAACTGATCACTCAGCGCTTGGCTGTCTTGAGCAAACGACGCACCCGCTGCTGCCCTGGTTCGACCCACCACCTCTGCCTGGTCGGCAGCACGCATCAGCTCAACGTTCCGCTGCGAGTTGGCATAGGCCCGCTGCTGGTTGTAGTTAAAAGTCTCCTTCCAAAATTCAAACTGCTTGTTGGCGTCTTGAACCTTGGAGCTAAAGCCTGCCTGCCAAATCGAAAAACGATTGTTGGCATCTTGAAAAGCAAGGTCGTTTAGATATTGCTGTCGCTGCGCATTGCGCTTGGCGTTGGCCTGAAACAAACCAAAGCCTGCCTGCAGGCCTCCAGTCGCAAGGCCCGCTATCAGGGGAGTGATGACAACCATCAGGCGGCCCTCCAGAACTCACAGAACAATGCAGCTGAATGTCCTATTGGCCGCGGCTGGGCAACGCTGAATCCCAAGTGCTTCAGCCAGCGAATGCTTGCCTTGTTCTTGGAATAAACGTCGTTGCCAATAGCCATGCCGGCGACCCTTAAACAATGCTCAACCCATCCTCGCCCTTCTTTGCACAACTGCAAACGTCGAGTCTTTGTCGCGGTCAGCTCGGCGGTTCCCAGCAGCCAGATGCGGCTGCCATTCAGCCCCGTGAGCCCCACGGGTACGCCATCGTCCGTCTCAATGCACCGACAGATGTCGCTCTCGGCCCAGCTGTCCATCACAGCCTCCATTGGCGTGGCCTGATGACTAAGCCAAACCTCTGTCTTGTCCTCCTCCCTGAGGTTCATCCCAACGCGCAACACGCGCTCCTCAGTTGCCTCTGCCCATCTCATTGAAGAGCCCTCGCTCTAGATGTCACAAGTGCAACCCACTCGCAAGTCGAGAACTTACAAGGGATCGGCTTGTCGCTCTTAATTTCAACGAAGATTTGCTCACCTTGCCCGTAAATCGGAATACTGAAAACTCCCTCAAAGAAACGAACGCTGTCCTCGTTCATGTCAGTCAGAGCCGGCTTGCCAATCGTGGCGTTACGCACAGCAGCAACAGTCCCGTCGTAGACGTACGTCCCGCCAGTCCTGAACTCAGGAAGGACATGCACCTCGAAGTAGCCGGTCTCGTGATAACGAAGCTTTGCTGTGCGGACTTGCGTTCGCATCGCATTGGCCGCGGCCTTTCCGCCACCAATCTCGCGAGTCATCTTGAACTTGGTGAAGCGGTAGCGGAACTCATAAGGCTCACCACAGATGACATCGGTACTGGTCCAGTCACCACGCGCCGTGATGGTCGTGCCAGTGTCGGCCTCGCCAATCAAGACAGGTCCGGTTGATGCAGGGTCTGTCATGTCCCACATCGACCAGATCTGCGTTTTGGCCTTCATCTCATACGGGATGGTGAAGGTCGATTGATTGTTCTGCTCGTCATAGGTGGGCGTCCCGATCCGCAAAGCAGCCGGCGTATCCGTGGTGCTTGTGATCCGACGGTCCAGCAGCATTGCGTAAGGGGCAAAGCTGGCTGCTTCAGCCTGCCGATCCTTGACCGACATCCGCTCAAGGAAAACATCGTTGCCGTACTGACAAAGGAGATAAAGCTCCTCCTCGACGCACAGCACCTGAAGGATCTGATCAGCGCCGTTCAGCTCGTAAAAACTCCAACTGGACTGAGCACGCTCAACTCCGCCGCCCTGGTTCCGATAGAAATACTTGTAGACGTAAATGCGATTGCGGTAGTCAGGGTCGCCAGCTTTCCCGGTGTTCTTACCGCTAATGGCAAACAGCGCATTGCCCGTGTCGTTGACGGTCATCTTGAAGACCTCAGACGGGATGTAGCTCGACACGTACCCGGTCAAGTCAGCAGCATCAGCCGTCAGCGCAGTTCCCGCACCGCGGACACTGAACTCACGCATCTGAGTCCACTCGCCGTTCTGCTGGGCAAAGATGATCCCGCCACCTGCCTGCTGAGGCCTGACGTTGGTATCAACCTCAAACTGCGTCAGCACCGTCAGCTGGGCAGTCTTTGGTGTCAGGACCGTCTCAGCAGCGTTGAAGCGGAACTGATACTGCGCAGAGAACAGGATCAACTCATCCTGATAGGGAACTGCGTAACGCAGCACTGAGACCCTGTTGTTGCTGGCGACAATGTCGATCGGATCAGTGTCAAGCACTGCCGTCACTGTCTCGGGGAAGAACTTGAAGAACTCCCTGGTCTGACTCAGGACGACGTTCTCATCAGCCAGGAACCCGAGCCGGTTTTTGTAGATGAATACGTCGTTGATCGCATAGCCAATAAAGCTTGGGTCCGGTGCAGTGTCGTAATCACCGCAAGTCCGCTGCCCCCAAGTCGGCACACCACCGGGGATGCCAGCGACCGTCTGACCATTGGCAGCCCCAAACCAAAACGTCCCGTCGCTCTTGCGCACCAACAGGTGCGGCATCGTGTCTGGGTCAATCTTGTACTCAACGCCAGGGCTGACGGTCTCTAGCCATGAGCCCTCGTTGAACTCGCCATTTGGGTTTTTGATGTCCGCGCCACGAGGCTCGAACTCCACGTAATACCCATCAAAGTTGTTGCCGGGATCACCCGTGATCGCGACCTGATAACCAATTGGTGCGATCGTTGGCAGCTCGGTAAAGGCCTGCACCTCGTTGAGGATTGCCGTGATGTCAGCGTTTGACCTGGCGTCCGACACCTCAACAGAGATTGCGCTGGTGCCCCAAATCCAGATGACAGAGCCCACCGCCTGAAGGGTGTAGCCGGTCAGACCAGCAGTGCCCAGTCCAGTGATGATCGCTTGGGCAATCTCTTCAGAGCTGATCCGGTTCTCAGTAACGCTGCTGCCACTGCTGACCACTGCCGCAACAGGGGTCTGAACACTCGTCTGAAACCCGTTGACGTTGACGGTGTAGGTCTGGCCGTAGTTTGCAGCTCGAACCCAGATCAAACACTCATGGGGCGGCCTGGAGTTGGCAGGAGCCGTATCGGTCTCCATCGCCGTCGCAGTGTTCAGGTTGCAGATGAAGGTGTAATCAGCAACCGTGACCGCACGAACCTGCGACCGTGCATCAGTAACAGAAGACAGGTAGTTGAACGAACTGCCGTCTTCCGTCACCGTTTGCGCTGTGCCGTCCAGATCAAAAACCTGGATCCCGCTATTCGTGATGACTGATAAATACTCCTCGCTCTGATCCCTAAGGATTGAGTGGATGAAGGCATCGCCAAAAGGAGTAGTGCTGACCTTGGCAAGCGTCGTTGTGTAGTCACGCTTGCGCAGGCCCTCAGCAATGGACGACACGCCATTGATCTGGATTGATCCCTGAGACGGGTCACGCTGCGCGTCAGGTTGCTGCGAAACCCCTTGGATCAAATTGGGGATCGCGTAAGAAACAAGATCAGCCAATTCCAGCACCTCCGTAAATGCCACGACGAAGGCCGAACTCTGCGCTGTATGTCGGCATCGGGCCGGAGAATGGTCCCCCTGTCAGCGAGTTGGGCTGAGCCTGCTCGTACTCCACACGCATCAACTCCGTCAATGCAGCCTGCTCATCAACCGCTGTGTAGTTGATCAGCGAGTCAGAGCCCAACATCCGTGACGCAAAAACTCGCGCAGCTCTGATCGTTGTCCAACGATTGAATGCTTCTGGGCTGTCATCCCAACACAGCAGCCAGATCACGTCTGCCTTGATCGGTGCATCAGCGCTGGCGATTTGATACGACCTGTTTTTCTTGTCGTAGACCCTTGTGCCACGCAGCACAAAGCGACCGTCAAGTTGATAAGGGTCAACCAGCCAGGAGATGACCGACTCTGGAACCGTGATCTCCCCCGTGGCCGAGTTGCGATCAAACGGATAAGCCTGCTCAGTATTCCAAGACCAGCCCCTAATCTGCCCTTCCTTGGCAAATTCGAGCAGGGTGCGCTCAGCGATCCTTGCGTCTTGGATCTGCTGGTTTTCAAGTGAATCCACCGGCATTTCACCGATGTTGGTCAGAAGAACATTGACGGCATCCAGCAGCGTCGTTCGCCCCGGAATCGCCGCCTGCTGGGCGCTACCCATTGGTCATCTGCACATGTGATGTCCTCATGGTAAAGCGGACAAAAAAAGGGGCCAGCCGTAGCTAGCCCCGCTTCCCCATTGGCGCGATCCAGAGACTAGATCAAACTCCGATGGAGACTGCGCACTCAGCGCGAAGGACGCCCATACCGATGTTCTGACGAGCAACCATCAGAGTGGATTGGTGAGAAACGTTCCAGTCACCTGAAGTCACCTGAAGGGCAGGAGACAGCAGGGTCAGAACGCCAGCGCAGTCCTTGTGGAACACAAGACCTTTGCAGCTGCTGAGATCCTGGGCGTACTCAGCGTTGCAATCACCCGCGACCAGGGTGTATGCGGCCTGAGTCACATGGTTGCTGGAGTAGATGGGGATACCAGCCACTCGCAAGGTGCGACCATCGGCGATGGTGCCGTTAGCGCCACTGCCACCGTTGAAGTCGGTATTGATCGCTCGGCTTGACATCGTGATGGCGTAATAGTCATCAGGGCCAAACACGGCATAAAGGTTGTCGGTTGGGACATCCTTCTGCTCCATGGCAATCCGCGCATCAAAGATGGCGTTCACCAAGGCGTCACCTTTGGCCTGACGAGTTGCACCAGCGCCGGTGTAATCAGCGCCAAGAGTAACGGTCGCACCAGTGCGGCCAGTGTTAATGGCCTTAGCCAAAGGCTCAGTGCTGTTGTTAGCAGCCGCGAAGATGATGCGGGCCACACGCTTGTCGTACTCATAGGCAAGAGCGCGACCCAATTCACGGGTGATCTCTTGGCGTGCTGGCCAGTAGGCCATCAACTCATCGACCTCTGCGATTGCTGCGTCAGCAATCATCAGAGAGTCCAGGGTCAGCACCCGCTCGTTGAGATCAGAGGGGTCGTTAGTGCCGCCTGTGATCTCAGTTCCCGGCTGGTGGTACGCCGCACTTTGCTTGCCGGTGATGGGGAAAGCCATTGACTTTCCGCCTCGGATGTTGCGCTCTTTGGTCTTGCCCTTAAAGACGCAATACTCCTCGAACGCTGAAAGAACTTCAGCCGAGCCTAATTTCAGAAAAAGGGCGCGATAGCCATCTTGCTGAGTAGCACCGGCAGCCCACGCGCCACCGGTGCCCCTAATTTGACCTACTCGTTTGAGATCGGCGTTAGCCATGATGAAAGAAATTGAGGTTTGCGTAGGGTTCGCAGCCTCTCAATCCTCTCGGTTATCCCCGCAGGGGCCGATCAGTTGCAGTGGTGCAGAGTTTCCCTGAGCCCAAGCTAGAACACATCGCTGTTACTGAGAAGCTCAGCGAACTTGCGCTGGTATTCAGTGTCCACCTCATAAAGCTTGCGGCCACGTGAATCACGCTTATTCATCGCCTCAAGCACTTCTGACTTGCTGTTGAACCTGCGAGGCTCAGCGGCAGGTGCTTGGCCACGAATCAACCTTGGCTCAGAAGAAGAGGCCGCGCCGGCACCGGACCTGGCTTGCATTGCCTTCAGTGCCCAACGAATCGCCGACTTGTTCCCACTGTCCACAACAGCGTTGTAGTCAGCCAGCTCGGCGGGCTCAAGATTTTCCTTGGCCCAACCGCTCAGCTGCTGAAAAGCTTCTTGCCCGCCAATCTCGCCAATGATCTGCGCTTCATCCGCGGAAGACATGCCTTCAGAGACATCGCCCGCTTGAGCCTTGGAGACGTAGTTTTCAACCACCTGGCGTGGCACGCCAATGGCAGCAGACAGCGCGTCGTAGTGCTCACTAATGTCACCACCGTTATCTGCAGTCCACATCAGCTCAGCCATGTTCAGGCCGGCCTCATTCACTGCATTGACGATTTCATCGCCATAGATCTCGACAGCCTGCTCAGCTGTGTAACCATCAGTTTGAGGCGTCGAGTCCGCAGAGTCAGAAGGCGACTGGCTCTGCTTTCTTTCAAGCTCTTGATAGGCCTTGAGAAGGTCTTCATTGGTTTTGAACTTCCCGCCAATCAGCTCTGCATCTTGCTGAAGTTCCGGCTGAGGCTCAGCCTCATTCATCAATTGCTGAGCCAGTTCTTCCTGGCCCGGTGCAATCAACCCCTCAGCGCCTTCAAACTGTGGGTCGTACCCAACGGGTACGGTTGCGGAAGGCATGATGTCAGCCATCGGTTTCTTCAGTGGGTGTGTTCATTTCCTGGGCAGTTTGCGCAGCAGCGGCAACGCCTTGAGGATTAGCGGCAAGCTCTTGGGCAAGTTGCGCCTGTTGAGCTTGCTGCATTTCAGCAGCAATTTGCTGCTCTGATTTAACCAGACCCAGTGGGCTGATCCCCAAAGAGCTACTCAAGCGTTTAATCAATTCAGTGTTGTTGATGTAGGTCGCCATGCCTTCAGGGCCTAATGCTTGCTGCAAGATCTGGATAAACCGCGCAGTCTTCTCCAGGTCATTTCCACGACCAACACCAGACAGGCCCACGCTGACCATGGGCTGGACAAGGCCCTCTGGCAGTCGCTGCATTCCCCCTTGTCGCATGTAAAGCTCAAGACGCCTCCTGATGTAGGGAGCTTGAAATTCACTGGTCAAAATTGCATAAACATTGCCAAGCGCATTTTCCGTCTGCAACGTTGTAATCCGAACTTCTTCCGCCGTAACCCTTTCTGCATCACGCATCTCAGCAAGCATGAAGCTTGCCGCAAGCCGCTGTTCGATTCTCTGAAGCGCCGTAAATGCAACGTTTATGTCGGAACCTTTGTCAGTTCTGACAGTAAATACGTCGTCTGGATTTCCGGGGAGATAGGCACCGTTTGGCGCTTCTGCAAGGTTCTTCGCATTAGTCACCCCAGATGGCTTCACAAGGTGCTTGACCTGTGCGCTGACAAGCGCACACTCAGAAACCGCTTGCGAAAGAGCCTCGGCAGTCTGCAGATCAGCGATGCAGGCTGACTCGATATAGCCAGGTCCATAGCTGGAAGCCTGGTAAGAAGTCATCCGCAGCGGCAGCCACGGTGACGTTGACCGCTTGGAGTTGCCCCGAGTGCCCTCAATCTCTTTCTTGTTGATCTCCTGCCACCAAGTGACGGTGTCGTTCTTCCACTGGATACAGGTATAGAGATCGATAGTCTTCTCTGGCTGACCAATCCCTACTGGATCAGCTGACTGGTCCATGCCAAAGAACTCGTCATCATCCTTCTGCAGCTCGTCGCGAATGCCTTTTGGCAGCTGCTCAATCGCCATCGTTTCGCAAACGACAGCAGTCAATGGCTCGCCAACTGGATCACGCAGAAGGACATAACGATTGAGCGGATAGCTGACCAGGCCGTCATCGCCGACATAAAGCAGGCAATTGCCAGAAACGATCAGATGCAGCAGTGCCTCATGCACAACGACCCTGTCGTTGCTGGTCTCAATGCTGCGAAGGATCGACAGCTCAAGCTTGTTAAGAGCCAGCTCAATCTCAGACTTGGCAGAAGCAACCTCTTCAGGTGCCATCCCCTGCTGCAGCATCTGAGCTTCCTGTTTCTCCATCTCGACCGGGTCGAGCGTGAAACGAAAGAAGGCCTCCGTAGGAGGCAGGATCGCCATCAGCAGCTTGGCTGCAAGGTTGTTGCAACCCCGCTGACCAATGCCATTCCACGGCAGCACATACGTATCGGTGTTCTCCTGCGTTGGAGTATTTGATCGCGGGATCAGATACGGGATAGTCAGGCTCGCCGAACGACGTGCCCGATCCAGCCAGTAGTTCCTCTCGGTCTGCAGGCCTTCGTAAATGCTTTGAGCTGACTTCATTGCCTTAGATGCTGAGGTTGGAACCACTGCCGCTGCCGGATCCGGTCTGGCCGATGCTTAGTGAGGCAGTCGTTTGACGACTACCTCTGCCTTGTTGGGGGCGCTTAGACATCGGCGCGGTCTTGCCTTGCTGCTGTCCAGCGTTTGCCAGCACGGCTAGCGATGAAGCCACTGCATTGCCTGCCGCCAAGCTTTCGGCTCGACGTGTGACGGCTAACGCCTGTGCCGCCTGTGCCGCTGCTTTTTGATCAGCAGTGCTCTGCTCCATCTGCGCCAAGCGCTGGTTTTGCTGGGCCTGCAAGCGCTCAGCCCGCTGCTTGTTGGCCGCAATTGCTGCAGCCTGTTGAGCCTCTAGCTCTTGTCTGCGCTGCAGCTGCTGGCTGGCAACTGCCTCCCGTTCCGCCGCAATTCGATCTAGCTCGGCCTGCCGCCGTGCCGCCTTGCGGTCAGCATCTTTTTGCGCCTGGCGTTGCTTCTTTTTTGCCTTGCGCTCTGCCTTGGCGCGATCTCCTCCACCACACATGATCAGACTCCGATGTTGAGACCACTGCCGGCTTGAGCCACAGCGGAAGGTGAAATCTTGAGGCTGCCCTTCGCCTTCTTCTTCTGCTTAATGGGCGTCGTTGTCTTCGCCGCAGGGGCCTCGGTCTGCGAAGCCGTCACGCCATAGGCGCCAACAGGAGTGAAGGAAGCGCCAGCGGCCTTAGCCATCTCTGCTGCCTCCGCTGCTGCTGCCTGGGCAGCGCTCGCATCAGCATCAGCAGCTGCCAGCTCCTTGTCGTACTGGGCCTGAATCTTCTCGGTCTGAGCGTTTGCAGCGTCAATTTGAGATTGGATTTGTGCCGCTGTTGCTGCCTGCTGCTCCTGCATCTGTGACTGGAACGTCGCAAGCTGCTGCTCATTACGCCGGATGTCAGCGTCGGATGGCCCGACGTATTTGACCTCTGGCGCTGAGACTTGTTGGCCGCCGCCGCCGAAACACATTGGTTTGCTCCTAGATGATGTTGAGACCGGCGCCTTGACCGGAAGACGTTGCAGTGGCACGCCCGATCCTTAGACCGCGCTTGCCTGACTGTCTCTGGGTGGTTTTTGATCGAGCGGCACCAACGACTGGCGCCTTAGCCGATTCCTCCGGCGGAGGGGGGCCAATGATGTTTGCCATCCGTCGAGCCTGAGCTTCAACAGAAGCGGCTTCTTCAGCACGGTCAGTCCTGAGATCACGCAACTCAGTCAGCAGTGATTGCTGAGTTGTGAGCGCTTGATCCAGTTGTGACTGCTGCGTGGTCAACGCAGAAGATTGCGACATCTGCATCATCTGCAGCTGCCGGTCAAACATGCGGTCGTAAGCCCCGGTGTCAGGCATGTTGATGGTGCCGCCACCACCACCACCGCCGCCGCCGCCCATACACATCAGAGCCCCTCCAGGTTTTGCTGGTTCTGCTCCTCAAGTTTCAAGGCAAGCCACCGAACGACATCAGCACGGCCCGCCGCAAACCAAACCTCCTTTTCGGACATCTGAAGGCTTGGCGCTTGATCAGGGAACTTGGCCCCTAAAGCAGCGACCAAGCGCTCATCAATCGGCGGAAAGTATTCCATGAACAGGAAGAACCACTATCAGATTACCGGTGGTTCCCACAGGTGAGGAGTACCTTTGACCCAGTCAAATTCGCCGCGACGCAAGATCCGAGCACAGCGTGCCTGCGTGATTGCGTATTCCTCGTCGAACCCGGCCTTGTCGTACTGGTGCCGGACCAGCGCCCAAAGCTCTTTCTCGGTAGTGGCCGTCAGCCATTCCTTGCTACGAAAGAGCTTGTTCTTATCGCCGATGCCGGGGCAACCTGGGTAATTGTCAGAGGCATCGCCCACTAACGCCTGCTTGTAAAAAGCGACGTTGGCATCCCACTCTTTGACGACGATCAGCTCATCATCGCGGTAGTGCTGGCCAGGCAGGGTAAGCATGTCCTTGTCACCACTGCAGATGATCGATCCGGGCTCATTAAGCAAGCCAAGTACGTCATCGCCCTCAACGTTCTTAAAGCCACCAGTCAGCCAATTGCGCTTTCTGGCGTACTCACTCAGACCCTTGAGGAACGTGCCATAGCCTGGAGGACGACGGCGATCTTTGCGGTTCGCCTTGTAATCCGGCCAGAGGTCATGCCTGAAGTTGCGCGTGTCGCCCCGGACAAGGAACAGATCGTGTCCATGGAATTTTGAGAGCAACTCCTCTGCGTGCTCTGCGAACGCAACCGTCGCGTTTTTGTGATTGAGGCAAAGGATCCAATCACCACCACCAAAGTCAAGATCTTCAGTGTTCCCGGCAGCAAAGCGGTAGGCATAGAACTCCAGGTCATAAAGCAGATAGCTCATCCATCCCCCGTTCAATGTGAGCGTTGACTCGCGACATCTCGACTAAAGAGTCATGCGTTCGCGGACTGTCTTCGTAGACAGGGCACACCTGCGCGTAAGTGTTCAACTTGGCCTCAGGGAAGCCCATCGAGCACTTGTCGTTGATGCGATGAATGCAGTCACGGCAGAACCGTCTTGGACCGGTGAAGCGGTTGCGTCGCGGTAGATCAGGCAGCACCGTGACGTAGCTTCTGCCGTAACGCACATCTCTGACGGCCTGAGGACTGCAGCCAAACTTGCGAGCAAGAGAGGCGTGCGGCACATCAGATGTCAAAGCTTCTTCGACCTGCTCATCAGTCAGGACTCGAATCGTGCTGAGCCTTTTGACCGGGCCGTCTGCATACGGATAGAACGTCTTGATCTTGTTGCAGTTGAGGTTGCTGCAACGACGCTGCATTGAGACGACGCCATCCTTGCGGACGCTTTCTCTCTGCTTCCTCATGTGAGAACCACAGACAGGGCAGATGAATTTCATTGCCCCTCCGCTTCAAGAATCCAGCGGGCCATGGCTAATGCGCCATCCCACCAGGCCTGGTCATGGTTGCTGCCTGCGTGGAAAGCTTTGTCGTATTCCTCGCTGGCGAAATGGCAGTAGGCCTCAAGCGTGGCAACGTCGATGTCGGCCGGCTTGCTGGCCTTGAACTCAGAAAGCTGAGCGATGATTTGCTCTCTCGTAGGCGGGTAGGTCACGGAAGTTCATGTCAAGGAATTGGGGGTGATCCTTCAGGAACCCAGCGCTGGGCAGGATCTGCTCTTTGTTGCGGACCACGATCTCGGTCCAGTAATCGCGACGGTTGAACTGAGCGATAGACCACTTGCCACTGACAAGGCCTCGCTCAAGGATTCCCTGCAAAGCAGCGCGATCAATTAGCGGTTCCACTAGTTCCCTCCGCTAATTCGCGCAGGTACTTGGCCCATTGCTCTTTGGTCAGCTCGTCTCCCGTTACAGCTGTCATTGACGGCAGTAAAAGGTTCCCGCCTGACTCGAAGGGCACGTAGGCGTCAGGGTTGGATGGGTCGGCAGCCCCGGCGATCGACCTGGGCCGCTCAGGCAAGCAAGCACGCTGCTCCTGAGTCGGTGCAACAAACGAAGGGAGGTCTCGTTTGAAGCCCCAACTGCGATTGGCTTGGCCGTTCTCTGAGGCGTAAAGGCAGCTCATTAGCTCAGTCCAGAGCGGGAAACGAACGAAGTCCTTCCCGCTGCTGTTCTGCACCCACTGCTCACAAGCCCAGAAGAACTGGGCATCGTTCACTTCAGGGAACTCAACCTGAAAGCTGTGGAACTTGAGCTTGCAGACCACCTCAGACCAGCGGTCTTCACGCTTAACGCGAAGCTGCTGCTGGATCATCTCGACGCCAGCCAGGAAGGTCGATGGAGCTAGGGGTTCCATGTCTCAAGCGCTCGTTGCATTGCTGAGTCCTTTGGCATCAACACCCCGGCAGGTGCTGACGACACGTCGTTGACGTAGTCCTCTTGGAGGCTTTGCCAGCCCTGCTCAACACCGCGCTGGGCCAATGCCGTTGCCTTAGGCAGAGGCATCGACAACACACGGTTGATGTTGAGTAGCCAGGCCTTACGAGTCCATGAAGCGCTTTTGTTTTTGGACCACCTCGACTCGTTCCACCAGCTGAGCAACAGGTCGGCCAGATGTGGATCGGCCTCCTCCAGACCGTCATCCACGCTGGCGGGATGAAACTTCTGGAATTTGGTTGGCCGCGGCTTTTGCTGCAGCTCTAACGGTGGTTGATCAATGGGTGGTGCTTCATGAATCCAGCCGCGATCACGGCCAGCCCAAGCAGCTAAGACCTCATGCGTCGAGAAATCTTTTAGGCATTCGCCGCATTGGCGAACCCTGCGATCTCCCCTGGTTTCAAGGACACGACTTTTTTCGTGCCCGCAGTGTGGACATTTCATGGCAAATACCAGATGCGCAGTTCAATCGATGACTCCTCTGCTTTCGCTCGTTCATGTGTGCCAAAAAGCCTGCTGATAACCGAAACCCGGTCATCACGCCAAACCAACTGGTTGCCGCAATCCAGAATTGCGCCCATCAGGTTGTCGAGATCAGCCCTTGCTGGGCCTCGAAACTTCAGCGTTAAGACCTGAACGACTTCCAGCGGTGGCTCAACCCACCATTCGGCGAGCTGAGCGCGAACGTCTGCTTTCCACTTTTTGTAGTTGGCGGGCATGTAAGGGATTTTTTGCCCAGAGAAAGCCCGTGGTCGGGCCTTGCTCATCAGCGGAACATGCAGCGTGATTCGCCGTTGCACCATGCGAGGCATCAGAAGGGGATTTCCTCTTCGGTTGCCTGAGCTGCTTCAACCAGCTGCCTGCTGAACTCCGCTGCTTCCGGGTCAGCAATAGGCGCAACAGCGCCACCAGGGACAACACCAAAACCAGCATCAGCAGGCTCCTCACGGGAATAAGCGACGTGCTTGACGACCTGCAGGGCGTGCAGCTCACAGGAGAGGCCAACACCTTCGCCAGCGCGACTCCATCCCCAGAAATGGATCTTGGCGATAACGGTTGAGCCGTTGCCAATCAGTTCGCCTTCAGGCCATTTGTTGCACTGCGAATCGAGCACCGTGGGGCCAGCGTTCTCCAGGCCCTGCGCCTTGTTGATCAGCTTGCGCTTGGCCTTGAGCACCAACATCCCGGTGGGCTCTTTCTCGCCGTGGTCGTTCTTCTCTTCATGGCGCTTCAGGGGCATCCCGTTGGCGCTGACCTTTGGCTTTGCACCGTGGGCCTCAACCATGAAGCCACGGATCTTCGTGCGCAGCTTTTCAATGTCCTCGTCGTTGGGGTCGCCGAGCAGGTCAATTGACCACATCGGCTCGTCCCCTTCGCTACGAGCCTGAGCCTTGCCGAGCACCTTTGCCCAGTTGGCCATCATCGGCGGGGTGTAGATGATCTCGGATCTGTAGCCAGCCATAAAGGTCTGCAGCAGTGATGTGCAGATCGAGTATGTAGGCCTAGGTTCGTCTCGTCAATGAATCTAGTAAGACGGATTTGAGACTACGAGAAGCAGTAAGGGTTTTGACCTATTTCTCCCTCGCACAAGTCGTTTACAAATGGTGGCATTGGCAGGTCCAAACCAGCGTTATGGCCCACCTCTTCTCGGATGTCGGTCAGCCAATCAGGTTTGTAGTGCTCGCGCAATTCACTCAGCAGCAGCTCATGCAGCTGGCCCGCTGCTGACGGCAGAGTCGCAAAGCAATCGTGGTTAGTCAGCACCGGCTGCCCGCAGCGCTGCATCCTGTGCACTACTGCATGACAAAAGCTGCCATCGAATGCGTGGATCACGTTGGCCGTGATGCCCCTGTTGGTGGCCCGAGCGCTGAGTTCACCAGCCACCACACCTGAATCAAGCGTTTCCCACCGCTTCGTCCCGTTGATCACCGTGGCGATCTTTGTGCGGGCCTCCTGCTCGACTCCAAGGGCAATTGGGAACCCCATGGGTGTATTGAATCGAATGCGCTGTTGCTGCTTCATGCAGGCCTTGCTGACGGCTCTCAGCCATGTCTCCATCGCCACGCAGCTCTTCAACCTGTGGCCAATCACCACGTTCAGCTTTGAAGCCAGATACTGAGCTGGCCAGGTGTATTCCCGATCCCAATCGTCTAGGTCAACCCGCGGGTTCTTCTCCATCAGAAAATCAACCAGCTGCTCGACAATCCCGAAGTGCTTCGCGCCGTAGATCGTCGTCATCGTTGGCCCCTTCGTCACCTCCCTGGTGATCGAATGCTTCAGCCACAGCTCAGCCATTCGCGCACTGCGGAAATCAAAGCCCTCTAGGTCCACCTGCAGACCATCCGTCAGGTCTTTCGCCACCTGGCTGTAGAGATCCTCTCGACGATCGCCAATGCAGTTAGTAAGACGGGCCAACTCCCTGTCTCTTGTGAGGCAGGCGATGATCCCCATCCCACTGCATGTCTGGTCAAACCTGACCGGGAGATGCACTTTCTTGCTTGGGTTCAGCAGCCAGTTATGAATCGCTCTCGCTGCCTGCACGAACTGCCACGGGTCTGACGCTTCCTTCCACAGGTCCAACCGGTCCAGCGGGTGCTGCGCCACAGCGCTCAGCAGATGCAGATTCTGCTTGCCCCACTGCAGCCGATCGTGCCAACTCTTCTTGTTCAGCCCGTAGTGATTGGCCGCGGCCATGAGCATGAACTCAAAGCCAGATTCATCTGCCACTGCGCCGTCGTGAAACTCGACCAACGCCTTCATGTGATCTGGTCCCTGATGACCCACTAGCCGTGAAGAGCAGTAGATCCGACCACGAAAATCAAGGTCGTGCTCAAGCCAAATCGGGCGACCTGCAACTTCCTCCGCCTGCTGCAGTGACTCCTCAATGCGTGCTCGCTTTCGCGCTGCTTCACGGCAGAACTCGTCACGCGCAGGGTCGCGAGGCACCGGGAAGACTGGAAGGTTTGCATCCCATGCCTCTCGTTGAACCCTGGCCATCCATGGGTCAATGCGTAACGTCTGCTGCTCAAGCGCATTCACCAGTCGCATCTGCGTGGCCACTGAGCCCGGAGTGATGTGACTCAGATCCATCGGCTTACGGCTAGAGACAAACGGCTTGCCGTTTCGCCGGATGTCATCCCATGGAGTTGGCGGCAAAAGCGACGGCAGCCGCCTGACGGAAAGCGCCCTGGGCGGCGCACTGCGAATCAACTCCTCCACGTCTGCTGTGGGCCTGATCAGCAGCTTTTTGCCGTGCTGCGTTTCCTCCACCAGGGAGGTACTGGAGATCAGGATGTCCAACACCAGGCAACCCACCTCACGCTTTTCCGCTGTTGTCCATGCCCGCGGTGAGACCTGCAGCTTTCGCATCACGGCAGGCGACACGGTCTTGCGGCCAAAGTTCTTTTTCACCAAGGCCAGCAACACCGCACCTTTTGCGTCATGAACGACGGTGCCGTTCAGCTCGTCCTGCAGTGCTCGGCCAATCACCACACCAAGCTTTTTCTTGTCGTTGATTGTGCTTATCCGATCGATGACACAAGTCAGCGCGATGACTGCAATTGACCGCGGCCCCTGATTGCAGAAGTGCAGAAGAAACTCCCAAGCCTGGTGGTGACGACCAGCGCCACAGGGATCCACAAGCTTCTTCGCAAGGAAGTCATTGATGCCTTGGCTGAAGAGTTCGCCGTAGTTCTGGAACAGAGCGTGGCCATAGCTGGTCTTGCTCTCCTTGCTGATGCCCTTGAGCTGATCGTGCTGGTTCTTCGCACGTACTTCGGCCCGCTTAAATTCACGTTCTTCACGCCTGCGCTGCTCTCCCGCTGGGGTTTGGCCTGTCTGCCTTTCGTTGACTGTCACAGGAAAACGGTCTGCTTTCGGCAGACAAAGCAAACCACCTATGCAGACTTCACGAAAGGCGTGTGGCAACCAGCTGAAACCCCAGTTTCAGTGCCTTCTCTGCACCAGTGAACAAGTATCTAAATGGCCGGCCACAGCATTAAGGCCGCCAAAAAGCTTTGCACAGCTGGGATTTAGTTGGCGCGTGTCTGCCGAATCGGCATCCATCAGCAGACAAAAAAGCAGACGACTGCAGTTTTTGGCCGGAAGAGCATTAACGATATTTGGCCTTGTATTCGGCTAGTAATCGCTTCAGTCGATCGATGGTTTGCAGTGCCTCGGCTGCGACCCAGAAAGGATCTGCACCGTCATCAATCAGTTCGCGCCGGATGCGCCTGGTCTCAATTGTGGCGTCCACGTCGCCCATAGCAGGCTCCCGTGTACTACAGGCTCAACATAACAAACTGAAACTTTCTGCGACTGCTTGCATACTGGAAAGAGACATCTGCACCGGTGACAAGTGCCTGACCTCAATGCCGAACTGGAAGAGCTTCACTGCGCCGTGGTTGCTGCTGTTCGCTCTCGCATCGAAAACGGAGAACAGACGAACGACGACATCCGCACGGCTCTTCAGCTGCTCAAACAAAACTCCATCAGCGCCGCGCTGAATAAAGACGAAGCTCAGGAGCTGAAGAACCGCATGGCCAAGAAGCTCGACTTCTCAGCCCTTACGGGCAAGGTCATCCCCATCAGAGAGACCGACCAGAAACACCACGCCTAGTCCCGCCGTAATGACGGCCAATGGACTTGCTGGGCAGACCAAGGGCCAGTGCATCAATGCTGGCCCCCGTCTCATCAGCAGCCATCTGGATCTGGTGTTCCCACAGTTCCATCTCCCTTGTCTGCGCAATCCGGTGCTGGTCCTGCGCAGCCGCCTCCGTGAAGAACTGAACCGCTAAAGCCAGCGCATCAATCCGGTCATCCCTTGAAAGCGCACCTCGCTCTGTCGTGATCCGGCTGCACTGAAACAACAGGCTCCTTTCATGCCCGCCATCAGTATTCCGCTCACCCTCCTGGTAATCCTTGCGAATCACATCGCTGGAAAACACCAGTCGATGCTGCTGCACGACCGGGGCCAAGGTGTCACAGATCCGGCGTTCCTTCTGCTGAGAGACACGGACGCTTTCAATCCCACAGGGATGGACCTTGTTCAGAACAGGTGCGAGGAGTGCCTCAAACATGCCCGCACCAAAATTGCTCTCACTCACTACCTGCGTGATATTCCATCGTTTTGCCCTGATGGCCAGGGTCTTCAATACTTCCTCGGAATAGCCCTGCGTAGTCCCCCCGGATTCCAAACAAAAGAGGTTTCCACCGTATTCCGCTACTACAGCCCATGCCAACTCATCACTCCCGGCTCCGCCTCGACCGGCAGGGTCGATAGCCATTACGCAGCGCCAAGTCTCCTTTGCTGATACCCACCCCTGAGTGATCATTGGCCGGTGGTAATACCGATCAGCACCAAGCCCAACGCAAACCAAGTCCTGGATTCGCTGGTCTGGTCCTGACGCCCACGTCACCACCTCAGGCAATGCCTTGCCGTCGAGATCCATGACGATCAAATCACCAAGACGAATTGGATATTTCTCTAATGTTGAAAGCCTGCAATTCAGTTGATACTGCAGCTGAACAGATGCCCTGGTCATGGACATCTCACGTTTCAGCAATTCGTCATGCCCGAAGCGTTCTGGATCAGTCGGAATCCCGACAAGCGTTGCGTCCTCTTCGACTTCAGCAGCAATGGTCGGCGCGAGGCAATCCTCGTATGCTTCCCAGTCATCCGAACTCGGATCGGGATACCTAGCTGGCCACATGCGCTGAGCATAATTGCGCTCCCGCCTGAGCCTTAAATATAAACTTGACTCCAGGTGAGGCGTGCCTAGAAAGATCGTCTGACGGGGCAACTCCCCTTCCACTGACGGCTTTCTGATCGCTTCTAACTCTGTAACGGCCGCGGCTAATCGTTCCTGCTTCAGAACTGTAATTGAGTTGGAAAGTGTCTCAATGTCATCCCCAATTGCTACCGTGCAACGTTTGCCAGTCAGTGACGGAGATAGTATCCCGACTGCTCTAACTGAAGGGCTTTGATCGACAATTGATGGTCCAACATCCCAGGCATTGACCGATCCCCTGCCATCAGGCAACGGCTGCAAACACTGGAGGATGTCGATGTCGCGCACCAACCGCAGCATGAAGGTCGAGATCTCAATGGCCTTATCGGCCGTTGCCCCAACCAGCAGAATCTTCTCGCGGAACGGGTCACGCCTTAAACGCCATAGGGCGTAGACAGAAGTGAGGAAGCTCTTTCCGCATCCGCGATAGGCAGTAACGATCTGTCTATCAGGCCCGTTCTCTAAATAGTCAAGGATGCCTAGCTGCTGCTTGGTTGGCGTATCCGCCAAATTCAGCTCCCGCAGGATGTAAGTCGCGAAATGCGGCAGTGGTTCTAGGACAGACGGCAGTGGCTCCCAGGCAGTCATGCGTTATTCAGTCTTGGGTTTTCGTGCCCTTGGTTTTTTAGGCTTCACTGCAGGAACAAAATCAGCTGCGACATAACCGGTATAACCCGTTGCTGCAACTCGTTCCTGCACTAAAGACAGCGGTGGATTGGTGTGACCAATCAATCCAAGCGCTGCCTTGACTGAATTTTCTAGATACATGCTTATTGAGGTTCCACCAAAACAACTTCAAACAGCAGATCACTGCCAGTACCGCCGACATCAGCAGCAAACACTGTGAGCTGATCACCTTTCTTGTATGCCGTACCGGCGTTCTGCACAACAGCA